CGAGATGTACCCGCCCCGGTCGGTATCGGACCAACGGGTCCTGCGTTACGACGCCCGGTTTCAACTCCGGATCAAGGAGGTCTTTCAATCATGACACCCGCCAAGAAGTCCACTGCCAAAGACGAGCAGACCAAGCTTTTCGAGTACACCGGTTCTCAGGTGCTGTACTATCCGGCGTACGGGGTGGTGGCACAGCCGGGCATGGATCCGGTCGAGTTCGACCCGGCGGACCCCGACCTTCCGGTGCCGCCAGATAGCAACTGGATGGCATTTTCTGGCAAAATGGACACCAGCGGCAAGACCGAACCTAAGGACAGCTGAGGATGCCTACACCGAACGTTTACCCGGTATCCCGGCGGTTTATCGGGATCGGCAAGGAAACCACTGCTGGCACGGCTGTCGTGCCCACGGTCACCATGCCGCAGACCACGTTCAACCCCGACGACAAACCCACCTGGCTGCGCGACGAGGCATGGCGCAACGCCATGGCCTCAACGTATAACGTCATCCAGGGCGTCGAGCAGTCCACTCTGGAAATGGGCGGCCCGTTCTTTGGTGATACTGTGGGCCACCTGCTGCTGAACATGTTCGGTGATTACGCGGTGACTGGCACTGTTGCCGGGGGCGGTGGGTCCACCACCCTCACCTCTCCGGCCACGGTCGGGTCCAACACTCTCACCGTGGCTGCGGTCACCAACTTTGCTGCTGGCGACTACATTCAGATCGGAACCGGTACGACTGCTGAAGTCCGCAAGGTTCTGACGGCGGTGTCCACCACTATCACGCTGGACAGTACAGTAGCCGGTGGAGTGCTGTATTACGCACACGCTTCAGCTCAGGCCGTAGTCGAAGTAAACGGGCCGTACACTCACAAGTTCTATTTGCTGAACTCCGGGATCGGCGCGGGTGGTTCGTCGGCCGCGCAGCCCCCCACTCATAGTTTCACCGACTACACCGGGATCACCGCCACCGTGGAGGCTCGCACCTACGCGGGCGCGGTGCTATCGGAGATCACCTTCACCGGTAACGCCGAGCAGCTGGTGGAGTGGTCGGCCAAGGGCGACGCGTGGATCTCCGCTCCGGCGGCCAGCAAGCCTACCGCAGCAGTGTCGTCGGTCGCCCCCCAGGCGTCCTGGCGATCCAAGACCGGAATCGCGGGACCCGCCTCGGGCCGTACCCAGATCAACAACGTCAGCGAATGGTCATTCACCATCAGCCGTCAGACCTCGGTGGAATGGACCAACCAGAACGCCCAGAACCCGTACTCGATCGTACGCGGGCCGATGTCGGTCACTGGCGGGCTGAACTTCAACCCGGCAATCGACGAGTCACCGCTGCTGGCGATGCTGAACAACACTCAGCCGCAGCTACAGGTGGTCGCGGACAACGGCCTGGCGGGACTGAACCAGAACACGATCACTTTCGACAGTCAGGTCGGCGCGTACACTGCTGCCAAGCTGGCGTCCGGTGGTGTGCCGTTCGGTTACGACATTCAGTTCGAATCGGTCGCCAACACGACCAACATCGGTCAGTCGGCCGGATACGGTCCGGCGGCAGTCACGTTGCTCAACAACTACCCGACGTACTAAAAACAACGCGGCACCCTGTAAGGAGGGGTTTTTGTGAAGGTGAACCTTCCCGGCGGCCAGTGGGCCGAACTTCGGGACGTGGAGGACCTGACCACCAAAGACAGGCTGGTGGTCCGCAGGGCACAGCGAATTCCGGCCGGTGACCTGCCGGAGGGCGAATCAATGACGATCTCGGGAGCGTTCAAAGACGAGATGCGGATTGCACTTCTGGCCAGCGTGATCACCGCCTGGAGCTATGAGGGATGGCCGATCCCGTCGGTGTCACTGAACCCGGCTGCGATGATCGAGCAACTTCCCATCAAGGCGTACGACGCACTTACCATCGCCATCGAGCCTCACCTCGAAGTGGTGGACTACTACCCTTCCGCGCAGACCTCCGGCGAATCGAGCGTTACCTCCTAGGCAAGTCGGTAGACACCACCGGCCTGCCGACAGACGATCTATTCTACGCGGAAATGCTGGTGGCGTACAGCCTGACACCGGAGCAGGTTGATAAACTACCGATCAAGATGATCACGCTGTTGCCCGTGGTACAACGGATATTGGAGGGGGATGGGGGTGGCGGCAAATGAGTTCGAGTCGGTCTCGATCAGGCTCCGTGCCATCTCCAGGTCCGCAGCCGAGCGGGGTGGCCCGAAAGCCGCAGAGGCAATGGGACGGGTGCTGGCTCACGGCATCCAGGTGAACGAACTCCGCAGATTCACCCACCCCGCCGGGACACCGACAACCTCCCCCAAGGGTCAGCCTCCCGCCAGAGTAACCGGGAGTCTGGCCCGATCAATTCGTCAGGAACCGGTCAGTGGTGGCAAGCCGGTCGGCCCGTTCCGGTACCAGACCACGGTAGGGCCGACCATCGTTTACGGCCGGATTCAGGAGCTCGGTGGGTGGTCCGGTAAAGGCCACAACACCTACTTGCCGCCGCGTCCCTATATCGTACCCGCCACCATCCGGCTGCGTGGACAGATCGGTGAAGCCGCTGTGAAGGCGTTCAGGAAAGAAGTGGAGCGACCCTGATGGCCGAGTTCCTGCCTCCAGCGGTACAAAAGTTCATCGCCGACACCCGCGAGTACAACGATCCGATCAACGAATCGGCTCGGTTGACCAGCAAGTTCGGCAGATCGGCCGAAGAGGCGTCGATCGTCGCCAAGAAGGCGCTGAACAATGCCCGCGAGGCTGCTGATAAACTGGCCATCGCTCAGCGCGAAGCAGCCAACGCGGCTGATAAGCTGCGTAAGGGCGAGATCGACGAGGCCGCTGCGGCAGAGCTTGCGGCCAAAGCCACCCGCGCCAAGGAACGCGCCGACATCGCCGCTCGGGAATCGGCCCTGGCCGCCAGCAAGGCCACCGACAAGCAGGCAGACAATTATCGTCAGCTTGCTCGGGACGCCGCGATGGCGGCTGCGGTGGTATACGCTGCCAACGTCAAGATGCTCGGTTCGGAGGACGATCACGCCCGCGCCGTGGCCAGGGTGAAGAAGGAATTCCCTGAACTTGAGAAGTCGGCGTCGAGCGCATTGCGGTCGCTGGAGCAAAAGGGCGGATCTGCGTTCAAGACCATCGAAAAATCCGGCACCCAGAGCATGGGCGCGCTACAGAAGGTCGGTATCGCCGGAGTCGCCGAGGCGATAGCCAACCTACCATTCATCGCCGGGGTGGCCGGAGGAGCCATCACGCTGGTGATGGGCGGGGTGATGTCAGCCATCGCGATGAAGGTGCAGGCGGGCAACAAGGACGTCACCACCTCTTTTGCGAACCTGCGGTCCGATGTCGGTCGAGAACTGCGGGTAATGACCGAACCGTTCCATAAGGTTATGCTGGAGATCCCGGCGGAAGCCGAACTGGCGTTCAAGAACATCACTCCGGCACTTACCCAGATGTTCAGTGAGATGGGTCCGGCGATGTCGCGGTTCATCCACAGCCTGTCCGGGGCCATGGGCGGACTGAGTCCGATGCTGGAATCCCTCGGTACCGCGTTCTCGAATTTGCTGGATGATCTGGGTGGTCGGATGGGGCCGATCATCAATAACATCGCCACCGGATTCAAGGCGATCTTCGACGCGGTGTCGCAGAACCCGGAGGCGATCGGCCAGCTGATCGAATCGTTCTCGTACCTGGTACGCGGATTGGGCGACGCCATCGGGTTCTTGATCAAGTTCAAGGACCAGATAAACACAGTAAAGACAATGATGCTGGGCTGGACCCCCTCCATCAAACAGACATTCGAGGCACTAAATTTCCTGAAGACCGGATTCCAGGAACTCAACCCGTTCGCCAAGGATACCAGCAGCACGCTGCAGATTGCCGGGGGGACCTTCAACGCGTTCGCTGGCAGCGGCGATACCGCAGCCCAGTCCCTGGCTAAGGTGCGCGCCAAGACGCAGGACCTGGTGACCGAGGCCAACACCGCCAAACTCAGCGTGGATCAGCTCAAGCAGGCA